ATGTCGGACCCGATCTGAGCCCAAGCTACTAGGTCGGTGACCGTGTTCATCGCCCCCATACCGGTTCCATGCACCTCGCAATAGTACCATATAGGTGACGTCGCGGTGGTGGGAACCGTCCATGTCACCTGTGACCCCGTGGTTCCTGGTGGATTTGTGCTGTAGTTGTTGACAACCCCGTCGGTGTACGGAGAAGCCGTGACGAAGCCGAGAGGGTGACCGCTATTTGATGGATCTGAAAGGTCGAAGATATATGTACTACCGCGGTAAAACGTGAGTTGCGGCCTGTCGACGCCATTGAGGTGGTATCTATCCCCACCGTTGACATATGCGACCGTCACCGTATACGTGGTAGGTGCATTCGATTGTTTCTCTACGACCATAATCTTACTAGCTGACTGCATAGCCACCCGGGTGCCGTCGTCCGAAACACCAAGAACCCTTCCGAAATAGTCACCCGTAGACCCAGTGTACGTCGCCGAAGCGGTGGAAGGCCAGTTTCCACTCGAATCTTTTTCATATATGTTAACTTCTCCCGTCGAGCCGTTGTCATATGTCACAGCGACTAATCCATTATTTGAAATGACAGATCCTCCCTGTGCCTGAAAAGTCGCTACAGGGTCCGAAATTGTATAAAAGGGTGGGATGATGTGGGTTGTTCCAGTTTCTTCTTTCGCTAAGAATAATAACTCTTTCACGGGGTTTGTAAACTTTAACAACGCCGATTTCTTAGATTCGTTAGGTTTAAATTGCATAGTCGATAACTGCTGCTGTGTTATGACATACTCCATGGGTCGCGTGATTAAAAAGTTAATCTCGTCTCGAGTGATAAAGTAAAAGTCCGCGATGATAGACGCATCGACGATAGATCCTATATTCGTTTTAGTACGTACCATGTTTCCAGAAACTTCTTCGTATCTAAACGTCACGTCGTCATCTGCATCTCTGAACTTTACGTGTATTTCTATTAATTGTCGAGTAATAGCGCATATAGGTATGGCTAGACTGGGATTTCTAAAAAAGTAAAACGGTAAGTTTAGATAAAACGTTTTTGGTGTGTTGACGATTTGTATCTGATTATTGTGACCATTCATGTAGTAAAGAGTCGTGTTCGCGTCATCCTTGTTGCTATGGAGTTGGTTATATAAGTCTATGTAATCACCGGTCAGTCGCTGAATGGTTTGACCACCTATCACCAAATCGACGTATTGTATGACACTTGTGGAAGGTGAAGCATTATACAGGTTTCCAGGTGCGGTTACGTTTGGCAACTCTCCCAGGGTAAGTTTAAGGATCACGCTTCGGAGTAGATCACCGACGTTATTTGGAATGCGAGCTATAGCATTCCCACCCAATGATATATTTCCAGTGATGGGAATGCTGACCGCTTCTGTAGAAAATCGGGTATGTCGTTTATAGATGGACGAAAAGTACGAAATTTTCGGTTCCCCGGTAAGCCATTGATCCTGGATACCGGTGACAGCGAGGCGTAAACGTCCAGCCATTCTTAATACATGTGAGTAAAATTTTATCAAATAAAAGAATGCGATATTATAGATGGATTTACGATTGAGAAAATTCAACCCAGCCAAGATGGCCGATGATAAGGTTTGTGTATTCATAGGAAAACGTAACACGGGTAAATCGACCCTCGTGACTGACATTTTATGGTACAAGAAACATTTACCAGCGGGTATCGTTTTATCGGCTACTGAGGAAGGTAATCATTATTATCAACAGTACATACCCGACCTGTTCATATATGGCGACTACGACAGGGAGGCGATCGAGCGCGTGATGGACCGTCAAAGAAAGCTCGTGGGTGCCGGTAAGACAAATTGCGGAGCCTTTCTCCTATTGGATGATTGTATGTACGACAATAAGTTCATGCGCGACACCTGTATCAGACAGTGCTTTATGAATGGTCGTCACTGGAAGATTTTTTTCATGCTGACTATGCAGTATTGTATGGATTTGCCACCAGCTCTTCGCGCGAACGTTGATTATGTTTTTGTCTTACGAGAGAATATCATCCAGAACCGAGAGAAACTTTACAAGTCATTCTTTGGTATTTTTCCGTCGTTCGACATGTTCAATAAGGTTATGGATGCCTGCACCGAGAATTACGAGTGTATCGTATTAGACAACACCAGTAAGAGTAACCGTATCGAGGATTGTGTCTTTTGGTACAAGGCTAAGCTCCATAAGAACTTCAAGGTTGGGGCACCAGAGTATTGGCACGCACATAAGAAGATGTTTAACCCCAAAAGAAGTACAGTCAACAGGATAGATCCCAAGGTTGCCAAGAAATCGGCTCTTAAGATTACCAAGACGAGATAATTTTGTGTATTTACAGTAAGATGCCCACACCTAGATCGGGTACGCCTATGAACGTAAATCAGGGAAACAGAAATGTTGAAAACTACCTGTTCAAGAGAAATGTTATGAACATAAATTCAGTAGGTACGGGTATGTTGGGTAAGCGAAGACGTGTTCCAACAAACTATACACCCGTTGCGAATAGTGCCAAACGAAAGGATTTGGAGATGGTAGCGAAAGTTGTTCGCGTGTCGAATACAAAAGCGACTATACAACTTCCTAAGCGTGTCATAAAAGAGCTACGCGCAATAAACGATATGTCCACCCTTAAAAGATGGGAGTATGGAGGAAAAATAGATTTTGTATCCGATGGAAATACGGTCAAGTTTAACGTTCCGACGCGATTTACGTCGCAACAAAGAACACAAGTGAATGGGCATATTACGGGAATATTTAGAAATTCATACATTTCATATCATACACATCCGGGTATATCAACTGCCGGTGGTAATTCTCCCTTACCTTCGAGTACCCGCGAAGTGTATGTCACACTTCCGAGTGGGGCAGACTTTGAAGCGTACATTAAAGGGTATCCGGGAATGCAAGCAAATCTCATTTCGGACAGGCATGGATATTACGTTATTGATATTATTGAGTCCGCTGAAAGAGGGCGACGACCTGTCCCTGCGACGGTGAATAAACATATGGAATGGGTTCGCCAGCAATCTTTTTTCCGGTCTAGGGTATTCGGAGAAGATGGTACGGAATATTTTGCTACTACGTTAAGAGACTGGAAAGGGGCTATTAACGGAGAGTTGAATGCACATATGAAACGCGTATTCGGCATTTCTATAAAATATTATACGTACAGCGAAGAACCAGCTACAATCACTGTGAGTCGTGTCGGTGATACCACCGGGCGATAGAATCTTCTAGTTCATCAACCTCATACCACGCAGAATGACACTCATTAGAGTTTTTATCTACCGAACATATTTCTTCGGCTTCCTCTATGGCTTCCTTGAATCGTAGATGAAGACGCAAATTCTCGGGAACCGGTTTATTCGGTTTAATTTTGATAGGTTGTTTTTCGTATATCTCGTTTAGAACATTCTTCCTGGTCTTTTCTAGTCTATATTTGTATGAATCGTTAGAAGAATATGCTCGGATATACATACTATAATCGAGCACTATTTTTTTAACTAGGGTTAAAGACTAGAAACAATTGTCCCATATAATGGCGTACGATTCTCCGGAATGCAATTTTAGATACAAGGTTTCTTCTTTGGAAAAGGTCGTTGACGGGGATACGATCGACGTCTGTATAGATTTAGGTTTCGACGTGTGCACGAAACAACGAGTTCGTCTTCTAGGCATCGATACACCCGAGTCGCGTACATCTGATAAGGTTGAAAAGGTGTTCGGTCTCATGTCTAAGAAGAAGCTCAAAGAGTGGTGCATGAAAGCTGTCGCCTCGGAGAAGGACGATATCGAGATCGAACTTCGTTGCCCTGAACGCGATTCGCGTGGCAAGTTTGGTCGTATTCTCGCAGAAGTATGGGTGTGCGAAGATGGTCAATGGACCAATGTAAATAAATGGATGTGTGATGAGGGTTTTGCAGTTCCATACGTAGGACAAAATAAGGCGGACGTTGAGAAGTTGCATCTCACGAATCGCAAGCGACTCATGGATCACGTGAAAGAAAACGCGTTATACCCAGAGATTCTGAATTCCGTAATCGGACCAGTCGACTAAATATAACGTGCAATGTTAAAAAATCACCATTCGCCCTTGTAGCTTAGTTGGTAGAGCGTCGGCTTTGTAAGCCGAAGGTCGCGAGTTCGAGTCTCGTCGGGGGCAGGGCTTGTAGTGAAACGGATATCACTCTGGACTTCTAATCCAGCATTCCGGGTTCGATTCCCGGCAAGTCTGTTTACTCATTTCCAACCGAGGGAATGAGATTAATTATGTCTAAAAAGTAATCCAAAGATGCGTTTACGAAATTGCCACCATAATTACGCTGCAATATCTTATTCGTATCATAAACCACAAATAACGCAAACAGTATCGAGATAATCTTACTAGGAACGACGGATTCAGACTTACGCCTCACGTAGGTATTAATAACCCTGGCGATCAGGATCGTCAAGAGTGAGAAGAAGAGTATCTGACCAAGAATGTCGAGATTGTATCCCATCTTAACAGTGAAAATACCGGCGACTAACATGGCTATAAATATACCCACGGTCTCGAGTAGAGCTTCTTGTAAATTGGGTACATTGTGGAGTGTCATACCAGCGATGTACGCCAAAATGGTAAATAACCCTACCTTAACAGGAATGGGTAATCGCAAGAGACTCAACACTAGAAGTATCACCAAACCAATTATTCCTATCAATAACGCGTTGGAACGAGCGATATCTTTCATGTAGGCATTTCTGGAGGTCGCTTCGGCGGCTCTGTATGCGACAAAAGTTTGAAAAATAAGGTGTCCAAATACACCCGCCATAAAAGGTATCTTCTTCTGTAAGTTACTCATTTATATTACATTACAAATTATTTTGGTCTACATATGGGACATCTATATCGCAAGGTTCGATGTTTGCAGAATTGACCCTCCACACAACAATAACACATCTCTTGAATTTCACCATGAATACATATAGGTCCTTTATTACACGTACTACATTGAAGGTATGTATTTCCATGGGGACACCACGGAATTATTTTATACATGAAAAATTTACAGTTTAAACCTTTATACCTTGCATAAAAGACGGTGTACCTGTTTTATAGCGCGCGAACGAAGCCTTGTCGTTGATGTAATACTTGCGGTATGCGTCGATCACATCTGGGCAATGATACGCCGCGGGCATACATTCTGGAATACCCTGGACAGAGTAGTAAGCAGTATCGCTTATGTGCTCGTCGAAATGTGGTGGAACATTAGCCTTAAGCCATCGCAAATGTTCTTCGCATGTATGGATTTTACCGTATCGTTTCGTGTATTCTTTTGACAGGGCCAATCCGATGTCACATGCGAACATGTAGTTACGAAGACTAGAAGAGATCCACATTGTCATAGGGTGTTTCTTGTGAGCCGGTTTGTACCCGCGTTGAGATCCATTTTTCGTATACGGAGCATGTTCTCGAACGTATTGTTCTTGATCGGCGTAGTACCATGCAGTATACAACATCTGGGCAATCTCTAACTGGATCTTGATGACATGTTGATCACAGGAAAGTTCCGCGATCTCCTTTGGAATCAAAGAAAGGAAGAAAATATTCATCTTGCATTTTGATGAAATGTACATCGACTTAAGTACACTTAAAAAATCTAGACGTACTTATATTAATGCACGCGTTCGCAGCTTTATTACTGGCTCCAGCTGGAGCATTACGTAAACGATTCAAAAGAAACAGGGCATCATTTTTAGCAGAACCACCTCCACCTCCTGATATAATCAAACCATGGGAGTTTGGTGCATATTCCGTGAAGGCAACTGTCGAAGCCCGCGACGACCTCGGCGAACTCGATAAAACATTTATTGGATACAGTCAAAATATGGACATCACAGAACGTACCGCTAAAGCATGTGATCGGTACAAAACAAGTGGAACAAAATGCGGAGAACCCGTGATGGTGATTAAAGGAGGTGAATGTGATGAAGTTATTTTCATGAAAATAAAAAACAGTGCGAATTTAATACGTTTACTCTCCTCTCCCTGATTCATCTTCTATCACCACGGGTGGAGCCTCATACCATTCAAGAGGTTCTAAAAATGTAGCACGAACGTTATTTTCTTTTATTTCGCGTACCTGTACAATTCTACAATCCCCGGGGGTTATGATAGGATTTGTTTTGGTGGGTTCAATTACAATAATTGGTTTACAGAATAAAGCAAGCATTTAAATTTAACAAGATTTTTTAATTCGATATTTTCCATTTAAAATTTCTGACCAGATAGTATGGGGAAGAAGAGTCGCCGCGAAAAAATTTCACCTTGTTCATTTGAATCTGAAATGTACGAAGAGGAGTATGAATTTGAAATAAATATTCCGAGTTCGGTTCCGAAAAATGATCACCAGAGGGATTATAATAGGGTTTTATATGGAATGAAACCGATGGTGTTTGCAGTTGGACCAGCTGGTACAGGTAAGACCATGTTAGCATGTTACGCGGCTATACAAGGATTAAACGACGACTCATTTAAGAAGATCGTATTGACACGCCCCGCAGTTTCCGTAGAGGAAGATATTGGATATTTACCCGGAACGCTCGAAGAGAAAATGGATCCATGGACACGTCCCATCATGGATATTTTTGGAGAATTTTATAATCAAACACAGATCGCATCCATGATTAAAGAAAAAGTAATTGAAATATGTCCTCTAGCGTATATGCGTGGACGTACGTTTAAGAACTCTTTTATTATAGCTGATGAGATGCAGAATTCAACGCCTAATCAGATGAAGATGTTACTCACGCGTATAGGGGATGATAGCAAAATGGTAATAACAGGGGATCTTAGACAACATGACAGAAAATATGACGAAAATGGACTCAAAGATATTTATGAACGAATTAAGGATCGCACACATAAACGTATAGAATGTATTACTTTTGAGCACACGGATATTGAACGAAGTCCCATCGTGAAAGATATTTTAGATATTTATGGTGATTTAAAAAAATAATTAACAATATAGGTAATGTTATATGGCATAGGAATTTCCAAGGGTCTCGAAATGGAAAAGGTTTGTATCAGTGGAAAAAATCACGTATTATTTCGGGGTAAATCCGGAAATATTTCGATGCTAGACGCAAAATGTCCGCACAGGGGAGCTAACTTATGCAACGGTCGCGTGAAAGGAGATCGGGTGCAATGCCCGTACCATGGCTGGGAATACGACACGAATGGAAAACTTGTCAAAGTACCATCCGCGCATAATATACCTACAGGTGTAAATATTGATTCGTATCCCGTGATTGAAGATGGAGGATTTATTTGGACCGCTAATAAAAATCAACCTCTTCCAACTCGATACTGTAAAGAACTAACCGATCCTAATTGGGTTCAAGT